CATTGGTTATGTTTACGACAAAACAAACGATGTATTTTACGAACCACAACCTTATGCTTCATGGACATTAAATCAATCTACTTGGATTTGGGAAGCCCCAGCACCACACCCACAAGACGGTAAAAAATATAGCTGGGATGAATCTACAACAAGCTGGAAGGAGATTGAATAATGGCTGTCACATTAAACGCATCTACATCTAGCGGTTTAGTACAAACTGCTGATACAAGCGGAAATATTGAACTACAAAGTAATGGAACTACTAAAGCAACTGTTAGCTCTAGCGGTTTAGCAATTGGTCAATACAACCCATCTACATCCCTTGTTACTAGCGGTACTGCCGTAGCTACTACAAGCGGAACAAGCATTGACTTTACAAGTATTCCTAGCTGGGTCAAGCGTATTACTGTAGTTCTAAAAGGTGTTAGCACTAACAGTACAAGTAATTTATTGATACAAATAGGCTCAGGTTCAATAACATCTAGTGGCTATCTTTCAGTTGCAACTTATTTAACAACAAGTGGAAATGCAGCTACTTCAACTGCTGGTTTTATTTTGCAGGCTTACAACTCTACAGGGGTATTAAGCAGTGGAAATATTACATTGTCTTTGATTTCAAGCAATACATGGGTTGCATCAGGTGTTATTTCGCTTTACGAATTTCTTGGAACTCAGATGAGTGCTGGTAATAGTTCTGCCTTAGGTGGTGCATTAGACCGCATCCGCATCACCACAGTAAACGGCACAGATACATTTGATGCTGGCTCAATCAACATTCTTTACGAGTAAACCATGAACAGAATAGAAATTGATGTGATTACTGGTGAGCGTAAGGTTATTGAATTAACTGCGGAAGAAATTGCACAAGCCCAAACACAATATACTGAATGGCTTGCTAATCAACCAACCAAAGAAGAACAGATTGCTAAACTGCAAGAACAGATTGACGCTATAAAAGGAGTCGCATAATGCCATTAACTATATCGGGCGATACACCAAACTTTAGTGCCGCAACAATTACTACTGGCACAATTACTACAGCAACAATTCCAACCGCTACAGTAACTACTTTAAACACCCCTACAGGAGTTCTTGCAACACAGAACGGCATGACTGGTATTGCTAAAGCATGGGTAAACTTTGCAGGTGCAAGTGGAACAGTTAATGGTTCGTTTAATGTTAGTTCTGTAACTCGGTCAAATACAGGTCGATACACTATAAATTTTACTACTGCTATGCCTAATACTAATTATGTTGCGACTATTGCTCAACAATATTCTTCAACTGCTATTATGGGTCAAATGCAAATATTTACAACTGGATTAACTACATCTGTATTACCAGTTGAATTTACTAACTCTGCAAATAATGCATACACCGACCCTGTTGCGGCTCATGTAGCAGTTTTTAGTTCATAAGGATAAATCATGTCACAAGTAATTATTTACACAAACGACAATGGCGGTGTATCTGTCTGCGTTCCTACTGGCGAATTGCCTATTGAACAAGTATTAGCAAAAGACTGCCCTGAAGGTGCAATTATTGTTGATAGCGATACATTGCCTAACAACGATTTTTTTAATGCATGGGAACTTAATGACACAACTGTAACAGTCAATTTTGACAAAGCCAAAGCTATCACTAAAGACCGCCTAAGAGCAGAACGCACTCCGCTATTACAAGCACAAGATGTAGCGTTTCAACGAGCATTAGAAAGCGGTGCTGATACTTCTGCGATTGTGGCTGAAAAGCAAAGACTACGGGATGTAACCCAATTAGCTGATTCCGCTACTACTTTAGATGAACTTAAAGCCATTACGGTATGAACATGAGTTTTGAGATTGATCCCGTTAAATACGGTGTCCTTTGGCAGAAGGTAGAGAACTATGAAGCCAAGTTCGATGAAATGTCTAAAAAGATCGACAAGATGGAAGCTTCTGTTGAAGAACTGGTCGCAATGGCTAATCGTTCTAGGGGCGGTTTTTGGGTCGGTATGGGGTTTGTATCAGCTTTTAGTTCACTCGTGGGTTTTATTGCACATTGGCTTGGTAACAGGTAGGTTATCAATGTGTCGGATGGTTTACTAGAAGGTGCAAAGTCCCTCAGTAGTTCCCTAAACGCAAGTCGGGATGTTAGTAAAGAACTATCTAAAAGTATTGCGGATGTTCAAAAAGAAGCTTCCGATGTAGCGCAACAGCGTAACCTTGACAGGCGCAGGGAACTTAGAGAGAACGAGGTACGCAAGGAACTATTCCTCAAACGAGTCCTAATTCAGTGGGAGCATGAGGAGCAGGTCAGGCGGGAAGAAGCAAAGATACGGGCAGACTTTTTAAAGAAGTACGGTAAACGCTGGGCTGAAGTCGAAGCACTAAAAGCCAAGTTAGAAAAGCAGGACAAAGAGTTTCAAAAGGCATTTGATAAAGACCTAAATCGTGCAAGAGTAGCGCAATTTTGGTGTTTTGTAGTAGCTGGATATATCGCTTATTTTTTAGTGTGGGGGTCTAAATAATGGATGCACTACTTGGAATCTTAAAAGGCGTTGCGCCAGTTCTAGCAACAGCGGTGGCAGGGCCAGCAGGGGGTGCGGCAGTAGGCTGGATTGCCTCAAAGCTAGGCATCCCTGACGATACGATAGAAGGGGTCACCAAAGCCCTTACAGGCAATCCTGAGATGGCTATGAAGCTTAAGGAACTTGACCTTGAGTACGCTAAATTAGACGCACAAGATCGTGATTCTGCCCGCCAAGCATACGCCCAAGTCGCTACCTCAGAGTACGCTACAAAGCTAGAAAAAGCCGTAGTACCCGTTCTAGCCCTAGGCGTGGTAGGTCTAGCGTTTATGCTTATTGGTATCTTGATGTTTGTAGATACCCCCAACGACCAACAACAATTAGTCATCTTTGCCTTAGGGTTTATAACGAGTGCCGCAGGGCAGGTCTTATCGTTCTACTTTGGTTCTAGTCAGGGTTCTAAAGACAAGACCGAAGAAATGAAAGGGATGCTCAAAAAATGAATCTATCCGAACACTTTACCCTAGACGAACTGACCCACACAGACCACAGGCAGTTTGACAATACGCCCAATGCCTCAGAGATGGCTAACCTTGTGCGCCTAGCATCATTCCTTGAGGAAGTTAAGTCTGTTTTAAATAATAAGCCCGTGATGGTTAACTCAGCTTTTCGTTGCAAAGAAGTCAATGACGCTGTAGGATCAAAGGACACTAGCCAGCATCGGATTGGATGTGCCGCAGATATTCGAGTACCAAGCATGACCCCCGATGAAGTAGTTAAGGCGGTGATTGCATCGGGGATTGGATATGACCAAATTATTCGAGAATTTGACCGTTGGACACATATTAGTATTCCTAGTGTTGCTGGGGATAATCCTCGCAAGCAAGCACTAATTATTGACCGTACAGGTACAAGACCGTACTAAAACAGTTCGGTCAGGTCTACGATTTTCCACAAGTCCTTGGGGACATCGTAAAAGTATTCATCTTTAGCGACTGCCCTGTTCGGTACTTCAATTAGCGGGCATTCCTTGATCTTATTTGCCCTGATCCAGTAGGCGTGGGTCAACGGACGGTTTACTACATACATCGTGGTTCTAGGATGGGTAAACAGCTTCTCCTTCCTTTGGGCAATGTGTATCGTGTTAAACGGGCAAAACTCCCAATCCCTGACCTCTACCTCAGCGTACCCGATATTCTCACCCTTACGGCTTAATACGAGGTCTACAGCGTACTTATCAGGGTTCGGGGTAGCCTCTATATACCAAAGGTTTTTAAGCCACCTAGCGACCGCTTCACGGGCGGGTGGATCGCACTCATCGTGAAGGCGTTGGTCAAAAGGCTTGTACTTCACTCTTGTGCCTTTCTTAATATTGCTCTAGCAAATTCAATCCAGCCTTCATTAGAATCAATATGGTTTACAACTGCATTACCTACTGCAATTATTTCCTCATCTGTTAGTTCTTTTACTGGATGGGTATAGAGTGGAATCAAGTCTTTAAATCCCATTTCCTCAAAGTAATCTTTACTTCTTGACACATCACCGCCTTGACTCATCCACGCTACTGGTTCATTGTTCATAGTACATAACCGTGCATCAGGTAGTTAGTCCCGAAAAACACTACACAAAACAGGATTGCCGCCAAACCACCCAAGAGGAACATACGGATAGACTCGATACGCTCCTTCTTCTTTTCTGAGGCTCTTAAAGCGTTGTACGCCTCTAGGTCACCCCAACCCTTATCGATCATGCGCTGACGGTCATTAAACTTGCGCTGGGCTTCATAAAAGCGTTCTGCATCTCGTTCGCTTTGTAACATGATGACTCCTTATTGAAAGATACGATAACGGGGGTTGCAGGTCACTTCTACGGGTACATCGGTGGTAACCCCGTTGATCCTGCGCTTGGCGGTAATGACTACGGGGCGTGTGCCAGCATCCTCACACTCATTGATGCCTAGGATAACCTGCGCCCGTGTCATGTGATACGCCTGTTTGTCGGTTTCTAAGGTGACATTAGGCGGTTCAAACGAACTACAGGCGGTAAGACTTAGCGTACTTAGCAACAAAACATACTTCATAAAAACCTTTCTGCCCCCGAAGGGGCGTTGATTAACGGGCTGTGACTTTAACTGTATAAACAGCAATGGCTGGCTTTTTATACTTAGCTAAAACTTCTTCTGTAATACCAAATGCCTCATATAAAGCCTTGGTATCTACGGTGGAACGCTGGTTGCCTGTGCAAACAGCTTTAAATACTTGACCTTCTACATCAAGGCGTTGATTGCCTTTTGCGTCAATTTCTTGAAGGGAACACTCATCTTTGAGTGCGTTTTTAATAGCGTCAGCTTGTGCTTCAAGTTCTGCTATTTGTGCTTGTAATGTGCCTAGTAAATCAACATTAGCGGCTTTGGTTTGCATTAACATTTTCTATCTCACTTTTCAAAAAGTATGCCCCCGTGGGGGCGTTTAATTATTTAATAAATTTCAAATCAGAAGTGTTGCCTTTCCATGTGCCGCCAACTTCATCGTATTGATTGTCAGGCAGAATAACTGTGTAAGATTTGCGGCCTTTGCCTTTATAAACCTGAACTTCTGTGCCAGCTGGGTAAAAAGCGGCAAATATGCTGTTTGACATACCACGCCAGTATGATTTTTTTAATATTGCTTTTTTGATTGTTTGCATTTGATTCTCCTTTTCTATCTCACTGCCCGATGCAGTAATGACAGTATAAGTTAAGTAATCTTAACAATGCAAGGTATTTTTATTAGGACAAACCCTAGGTTTTGGAGAAAAACAACAGGGCAGTATTTAGCAGTTACTACGAATAGGGCAGAAAGCCGCAAAATTCCCTAATTACTGCATCCTACTTTGGCGGCTTAACGCCCTTAAATAAGTGGGGTACTCGCTTGCGCTTTCCCCCGTTCCCGTGAAGGAACTTTAATTATAAGCCGTTCTTGATTTGGTAAACCCGTAACAAATGTTCAAAGCATTCCCAGCCCTTTTGAAGCCGATCCTGCTCAATTTCAATGAGTTTGACCTGATTGGTCAGGGCATTGACAAAGACAATAGCGCACCGTGCGCTGGGTACTCCTAGACCCTCACGGTAGGCGGCTAACTGCATCTCATGCTCAAAGTACACATCCACCTTATCTAAGTCGGTTTCTTTGGTCTTAAAATCGACTACAAAGCCCGCCCTAGCCATCAAGTCGCACTTGCCACCATACCCTAGCGGATGACCAAAAGACTGCTCTGAGAGCCACAATTGCTTCCCAAAAGCATTCTCTAAAGCTTCTATGATGCCGTTGATATACGGTGGCTTTTCGGGCATATACACACCCTCGAACCAAGTTTGGATGATGGCGTGTATTGCAGTACCTCGCTCTGCCGCTTCCCTGCCCGTAGCCTTACTATCTTGCATCACCCTAGCTAACCAATCAGCTTCGGGTTCGTCAGGCAGTCTAGGCAGGGTTAAGGCGGCTAAGAGGACTTGTTGTTGCTTCCATGTATCAAGCCCTGCTTTCGATAGCATTCCGTTAATTGTTGTAACACTTGGCAAAAGTCCGAGTTTCCGTGCGTCACGGAGCGTTGTGTTGCGTTCCTGCCCGTTTGCCCCCCTGACGGTGTATGCACTTTCCCCACCTTTGGTATACCAGTGACCTGATTCACTTAGTTTCTCCTTGACTATCATGGTGTCCTTAGAATGGGGGTGGGCCAAAACCATCATCATCTGCCAGCTTGGGCGCATTCTTCTCACGCTCCTGCTGACCCCGCCACTCGCTACTCTCCGCTATCTTTTCCTTGTAATACTTAGGTAGCGCATCGTATTCTTCCTGCTTATAGTTTTGCAACCAAAAGATTTTGGTGGGGTTAATACCTTCAGGCTGGGCGTTACGCAATGCGCTAGGCACAGGACTGATACCTGAAATATTAGCGTACTTACCATCCTCAGAGTGCGTAATATTGACCATGCAGAACTTACCCAATAAGTTCTTGAGGTCAAAGTTCTTACGATCCTCGGTGGTCATTTTTTTGTTTGACCATGCTTCTAGGTCTTGGCGTAATCGTGCCTGATCTCCAAGGCTGACGGTATACCGCTTAGATACGATTAGTGGCTTACCATCGTCTGTCTGTAATGGTTTGCCATCCTCATCATCTCCGTGCAGTTCCCAAGTCAATACGACCTTGTGCATGATCTTGGTTTCTCCAGCCCACTCGGTAGCTTGATGGCCTAGGTCGATGACGGAATAAAGCCGTGCCATATGCAAGCCAGCAGGGGCAATTCTAAAATCTCGTTGGGTATCAGAAATAATCATTTTTTTTCCTTGTTTAGTAGATTTCTAACAACATTGCGACAATACGCATTAGCGGCATTACCATCTGAATCGCTAATCTGAAGTCTTGTTACATCGGCAAATTCAGGATTAAAGACCTTTAATGACCGTGCTAATAAGTCATTCTTATCGTTTGATAATGCCCTGCCATCTGTTACCTGTCTAATAAAAGCATGAGCAATATTAGGCAAATCATTAAACTTTTGATTGCAAAGGTTTGCGTACAGTTCCTTAATGTATTGTTGGTTATACCCATCAAGGATTAAACATACTGCCGCAGTCCTTACCATTGCTGAAGAATAAACCTTGATATTCTTACCGCAATACTCGACTAGGTTGTCAGATACCTCACCAGCACCCGTGTTATAGACTTGAAGGCATTGTTCTGCGCTTGTGTTTGAGTTACCGCTATAAATTAGCCTAGACAGCACACGGCAAACTTCTGCGGTTTTAGGACTAATGCCTGTTAAATCAGCAAGAGTACGCTTAATCCCATTATCTAAGACCTTGTAAGCATCATCCCTAACACCAGTAGTTACCATCATTTCTACGGGTATATTGGCTTCTACAATGGCTTCTAAGCGGTGCTGTCCATCAATTAACTTGCCTGATATTGTAATTCCTACACCTTGATGGGTAGGTATCCATTCACCACGCTTAATTTGATTAGCAAGACCTGACACCCACCAACCACGCTTATTGCGGTTATCGGTGTTTTTTGCTAAATATTCTTTTGCCATTTCAGGCGTTACTAATTGGACTTGTGGGTTCATGCTGTTCTCCCATATGGGTTTAGGTCGTTAAATACACCCTGTAAAAAATCACGCTGACGATTAACTGGCGCAAAGCCACAGCCATAGCGCAGTAAGTCAATTTGTTCCTTGGATAGATCAGAGCCACCTTCTAGTACATCAAAGATTTTTTCTAGCTGACCCTGTAATTGAAGTAAATCATTTGTTTGCGATTCTATTTCACTCATAAGAGTTCTCCTGTTATCACGGCACATACCGTACACCTATATTAACTTAACTTAACAACTAATGCAAGAAATATGTTAAGATTACTTACATGAACTCAGTCGCTATCATTCGTTTATTGGGTGGCCCTACCAAGGTTGCTAAATTGCTAAATATCAGCGTTCCTGCCGTATCCATGTGGCAGAACGGGGACATACCCTACGACAAGCTGGTGATCCTAGCCGCAACCCTTGAAAAACAAAGCCACGGGCTAGTAAACCGAAAGACCCTATTTCCTGAAAGTTATAAATTAATTTGGCCTGAGTTAGATTGATGTATACTGTGCTGGCAGAGTGAGATCTGTTTTGTAGTTACCTCTAAGCACAAGACCCCTTCGGTCTGATCTGAGTGTTTAGTAAATGGTTTAGAGGCATTTATTAAGCAATCTCACCTTAGATCAGTCCAAAGGGGTTTTTCTATTTCTGCCACCCGAAACGACAGGGTGTTAGAAGAAGTCGGGGATGGGCTAGAGGCCAGCGGAGATGGATGCGCTGGAGCGAGGGTCGACACCTGCGATAGCCGATAGGAACTGGGTCAAGCCAGCCTATGTACCAAGCGTTACGGGATACATCTCTTGACAGTACCGCTAGTTTAGCGTTGGTCGTTCTATGGAGAAACGATGCTTAAAAAACAAGCTGGCAAATGGGTTTGGGTAGATGAACCACCACCGCCCGAAATACTAAAAGCGGTAAACGACCACCTAACCTTTCTACAAGCAAGACCCGTAGAAATGACTGAGGTGTTTGGACTTGCCTACAATACAGGCGGTTTAGCTGAATATTGGAAAAAAACAACACTTAGGGAAAATACTTAGAAAAAAAAAGCTAAAAAACCCTTGACATGGTTAAGCTACCTTAATAAACTAGCATTACTCAATAACGAGTGAGATAGAAAAAGGAGAAGCAAATGAAATCAAAAGGTCAAGGTAAAAAAGAGTTTGTAGTAATGCAATTTGATGACTACAAAAATGAATGGCGTAACTGGAGTGTTCCAGTAACCATCAAACAAGCGTACTTTATTCTTGCTCGCAAAAACGCTAAATATTACAAAATTGAGCAAATCGCTAAATGATTGAAACCATAATGACCGTGTTTGCAATAGGAACTTTTATCCTGTTTGCCACGGTCATGATAATTGCCGCATTTCTTTATTACTGGATGGATAAATGACCTTTCTTGTTGCTAACATACCCCCCGTTAAATGTTTTGTACGCAGGGAGTTTCTTTATAACCAAGAACAGGGGCATGGGGAACTAGAACCCTGTGTATGGATAACCGCAAAAGCTATTAAAGGTCAGGCGTTTCGTATCGAGTCAATGCTGACAAACTACGGGGCTTTGTACGACAAGCTCCCTATTCATGCTTATGTGTGGAAAGCCGTAGATGACCCGTTACCCTTAGACTTCTTACAGATATGGGATTGCCTATCATATGACATGGCGGTTATTGAGAAGTCTAACTTACGGGGTCTAAAGGTCAAGTTCTTTGGTAAAGACAAACAGTTTCACTTTGGCAACTACCTGTTCACTATTGACTTTGCCAGCCCTGACACAAACCGCTTAGATACCAGCTTTAGTGAGGGAGTCGAGGAACATAAGTCATATAACTTTATTAAGCTAGACAACGGGCAGTTTGCCTGCCAGCCTAACAACAGATGCCTTTGGTACGATGTTTCGCTAGTACCAGCTGTCTTAAAAACTCCCGACTTTCGCATTCCCACCGAAGTTTATAGCGTTGAGAACCACGCTAAATGGAGTGCTAAAGATGAATGGTTCTATAACTTTGACGCACTATGACCTTCCAAGACTTCTACTCCCTATACCCTCGCAAAATGGGGCGCAAAGACGCTGAACGGGCATGGAACAGGCTAACCCCTATCCAGCAAAAAGAATGCCTAGAAGCCATGCCTAACTACCTTAAATACTGGAAGATTAAGCAGACACAAAAAGACTACATCCCGTACCCTGCCTCGTTTTTAAACGCTGAACGCTGGACTGACGAGATTGACCTAGAACCCAATAAAAAGCCCGAACTACCGTGGTACTCCACTGAGGAACTGACCGCCCGTAAAGCGCAGGAAGTCGGATGCCCTGCTTATGCTGGTGAGGCGTGGCAACAATGGCGGGCTAGGATTAGCCAAAAGATTAAACAGATTGAGGAACAGATGTGAAACACATTCCCGATAACTACCTTGTCGAATGGTATATCGGTGTAGCCAAAAGGCGTGGCTGGGATGAGGTAGTACGCCTACTAAAGCAGTACCCTAAAGATGAAGAACGAATGAAAACATTGATAAAAAAGAGATTAGGCCATGAGAGAGATTGACCCAAACCGCTGTATAGACTTTATCCTTGATAACGCTGGCAAGTACGCATCTGCCAAGGGTGAGTTAGCCCAGCTAGAAACCTTTAAAAGCAGTCTTAAAGCCATAATGATGCAGAAGTCAGGTGAGCAGACTATTGGGGCGCAGGAACGGGAAGCATACGCCAGCCAAGACTATCAAGACTTATGCAAGGCTATTGGGGTAGCGACCGAGAACGCTGAGAAGCTGAAGTGGGAACTAGAAGCCGCAAGACTACGCCACGCTACATGGCAGACCTTAGAAGTATCTAACCGTA